TGGTTAGCTTGTTGCTGACCAAAGTTTTGAAATACAGGGTTTAAGCCACTAACATCCTGCATTGGTTGGCCTTGAAGAATATATGGGTTCATATTAGTCCGTAATCTACGACTTTATAGCCGTCATTTAAGGTTTTAACTGCGTAAGGATAGACTTGCTCTACTTCTTGAGCCATGTAGCCGTAATGAACGCCACGACCTGCTAATTCATGGTCTTTAAATTCAGGCTTGTATTCAAACTTGTACACAGTCAAGCCGTTTTGAGCTACGCCAATAACTTCAATGTTTTCTTTCATGCGGATGTCAGATGCCGCAATAATTGCAGCACCGCCAAGATTCATCAAACCGCTATTAAAGTTAGCTTGTGCCGCATTTTTAGCGTTGAAGTCACCCATCTGAGCGTTGTAACCCATCTGAGCCGCACCCAATATATCAGCACCAGCCGTATTTGCTTGTTGGGCAGAGTTTACAAAGGTTGGATTTTGAACTTGTGAACCGCTACGCAATGCACTTAAAGTATTCAGCGGCATATTGTAATTAGTCATGGCTTGGTTGTAAGCCTGTTGATTTGCAGACAATCCTGTACCAAAGCCTTGTGTTGTAGCACCTAGCAATAAGTCGTTTTCTCTTTGGCTTTGGGTCATTTGTGCCCGTTTGTAGGCTTCTGAACCAACAGGAATACCAGCGTTTGCCAGCTTGACATCTAAGGCTTCACGCCCTTGTTCAATCTGCGGTTGCAATCTACGCATGTAAGCGTCTTGATATTGCTCACCAGCATTAATACCAACTTGCGGAAGATTAGGGTTAAATTCTTGACCCATCGTGTTTTGTACACGACCTAAGGCAGAGTTAATTGTGCTACCAAGACCTAAAGAAGTCTGATTTTGGTTGTTTAAAAGCTGTTGTCCAATATCACTTAATGAAGTTTTGGCAGTCCAAGTAGGATTACCGTATGGATCAGCACCGCTTACGGTATAGTCTAAATTACCGTAAGGGGTAACTTGATTTACACGATTAGCGGCAGTAGCGACTCTTGCCGCTTCTAAGTTACCTGCCGCAGTTTCCTGTGCGGCCGCCCTATAGTCAGGTGCGGCTGGAGCACTTGGTGCAGGCCCTAATCCTAAAAATCCACCACCACCCATATCATTCTCCTCTTGCTGTTCTCAAAGGGCATTTGATGTCGAGCCAACGACAATCTTCACGCCTCATAGCCATAATCACTAAGTCACCATCCATGTGAGCATCAGGTATTTCGGCTATTACTTTAAAACCAAGGTGTCGGTTTAGTTTTAGGGCAGATTCATTATCTGCACAAACTTGCCCTAGTATAACGCTAACTCCTAGTTTATTAAAGGGATAATCGAAAGCCGCCCACAATAAATCTCTACTCATCCAATTTACTTCATCTACTGCCCCAATGTGCATTTGACACGCTTTGGGCATAAAACTAGCAAATCCTACTACTGCTACTAAATTTCCGTCAATTTCTTGACCTATACATACTGTTTCTTCAGGTAATGGATGGTTCATTAAGCGAACCAACCAATCTCCCATGTACTTTTGGTTATCGGTAGTAACCCTACGCAATTATAGAACCCCACCCTTTTCCATTACATAATCGGTTGATGCCCAATGAAATTCAATGTTTTGTGATGCCACATTTAAGTTAACCGAACCAGCAAAACCTGTTCCAGTCACGCCCTGCCAAAACTTAGTGGTAGTTAAACCACCACCCCAGTTAGCTTGATCCCATTTAGAAGTGTCCCAAATACCTGTATTAGTAATAGAAGGGTTGAAAGCTATCTGATTGGTCAACGGCTGGGTGTCAAAATCGGTGCTAATACCGCACAGAACGGTCGGTAAGCCGTTATCGGTCTGTAGGATAGGGCGTACTAGGGTAAATCGTTTTAACTGCCCCCTGCTATCGAAATAACTGTAGGCTTGTTGTGCAGTTGCAACAATGTTAGTCCCTGCGTCAGAATTTTGAGTGTAAAAATTACCTACAAATCCACTAGATCCGAAATAAATCTTGTTATTGGCGGATGCTTCCCAGCAAAATGCGTTAATTCCTGTAAATCTAGCCCATGATTTAGTAATCGTGTGCATGACATACTGCTCCTTACCGTTAGTGGTAGGAATGTTCAAAATCAACATATTTTCACTAGCAAAATAATTGATTTGCCAGCCAAATTCATTGTAAAAACTGGTTGCCGCTTGACTTACAGCGTAATAAATCTTGTCGGTTAGGTTTACACGGGGGTCAAGACGGGAAGATTGCAATGCGGCAGACATTGGCACTAAACCATCTTGGGTTAGCAACAATAAATCGCCAGCAAACTTGAAAAAACACCGTCTAGCAAAGGTTTGACCCATTTGCCATACGCCAACTTCAGACCAAGCATTAGGGTCACTAGGGTTTGTACCCTTGTAAACCATAACTTCGCCCATACTTGTAACAAAAGCGGATAAGTCATCTACGCCATAACCAGCATCTAAAGTCCAAGTACCCATTGCTTGTAAATAACCACCTGAACGGGCTACTGATCCCAATGGAAAGTCTAGTGCCGCACCACCAATAGATTCAACAGGCAGATACCAAAAGGTCATGCTGTCTTTTTGCACAAAAAACAGTCTGTTTTGGCACATATTGACATTGACAAAAACATTGCTGTTAACGCCTGTAATGCCTAAAACGGTGTAACTGCCAACTACGGTAGCATTAGCCGCTGGTGCGGTAGCCATCGTGTAAGTAAAGGTTGAAGCACCAGTTACGGTAATAGCATAAGTACCGTTGTAATTGGCTTCTGTTGCACCTGAAATAGATACACGGTTATTGGTTACAAGGCCATGCGGTGCAGAAGTAGTTACGGTAGCTGTAAGGTTGCCTGAACCACCTCTTGTAATAGTGCTAATTGTTTGGGCAGTTGTTGTGGTAGCCATCTTGTACCAGCGTGTACCGTCATAAATAATGGCAGGATCGACCCCGTTTACGGCAATAATAAAGTTGCCACCATCGGTACTAATCATGCAATGCTGGAATCTGCTATTAGTTAAACCAGTAAATACAGAAGTTGCGGTAGAAGTAGATGCGTTGTAGATAACACCGTTGGCGATGGCAAAAAGGGTGTTTGTACCGTCATATCCAGCGTAATTCATGAGGGTTTCTACATTACCTGTGATACCAATAGAAGCCTTTGAATAGCCTTTTCTGAGTGTTACATCGGTAGGCGTAGGAAAGAAATTAACCAATTGCACCGCATCTAATGGTTGCATTTCGGCTAACGAATCCCTAGCGTTCCAACCCCCAATAGGGGAAGCTAAAGAAGCAGTTGTGGCGGTAAACTTCTTAGCGACCGCCATTATTAAGACCCGTAGCCAGTATCAGGAATATTTGCCCAGCCAATAAGCACAGCACTTGGAGCAGGTGCAAATGACAGGGTGGCAGAACCTTTATCGTTAGCTTTGGCTATTGATAGGTAACGCATATAGTCTTGTTGCAATGCAGTAGTGTCAAAAGATTTGATTTGGAAGTATTTGAGTTTAGTCAACAATACAATAATTGAATCATCTAATACGGATGTATCGCTATCAACGGTAAAGCTGTTCTTTACAGCATCAGTAGCACTTCTTACCCAACCTTTAGAGCGGTACTCAAAACCTAAATATTCTTGGGTGTTATATGGTGGCCATATTTCAAATTTGTTGCCAAGAATACGCCAGCGTACCCGTGGGCCTGTTGAGATATAACCTGATTTTAACCATTGCCATTGTTGTGCGTCTACTGGGCCAAGCATCTGCCAATGCTTTGTCTTGTCCCAATGTGTGTTATCGGTAATGGTTTCGTAATCATCAGGCAACGGGTAAATGGTACGGCTAAATGTGACAGAACCACCTACGGATGTTGCAGAAGATTGCTGTGTAGTGCTTACAGAAGTTCCGCTTAAAACTTGATCTACATAAGTATCTTGTGGAATACTTGTACCAACAATAGAATAATTGCTGTCCAGCCCTGTCGTACTAGGAATGGCGGTAAGAATTTGTGTGCCATTCGTAGTATCGCAGGTCGTGGTTATTGCGTTTGTGTAGAAACGATATTCCAACTCCAATGCTTGCCAGTCGTGCTCTTTAATTAAGTCATAACCAGCACGGTTCATTAACGCAAGAATCTGTTGCACATCTTGGTTCGTGTTCCCTGCTACATAAGTAGGCACGGCTAGGTTAAGTTCAGCGGTAACTTGCTGTACCAATTCAAGCATTGTTGCTGACATATTAGGCTTCCTCTGTGGCTTCCGCTTTGCGTTTACGGGGTTTCTTTTCACCAACAGCGGCAAGTATAGTTGCCATTTGTTCCTGCATAATGGCTAACTTCGCATCTGTTTCAGCCTTTATTTTAGCAGTTTCTTCATCCTTTTTGGCAAGTTCTTCTTTCAAAGCGTTAATTTCTGCTTCACGCTTATCTGTTTCTGCCGCTGTTGTAGCTAGATTTAGAAATGCCTTTGCCTTGTCACGGAACGCATAGGGTGACATTCCTGCCGCCATACCCATACGCTGTAACTGCTGATCTGATGCACTTGCTACCGCTTCTACCGTGTAAAACTTC